AAATAAACTTATGGAAAATATAGAAACAGAAATAGAAAGACCCAAGCTTACTCAATTTGAGATAGCTTTAATAGAACGAATCTTTAAACTAGGATTCGACTACCACAGGCTAAGCGCTAGTGGCAAAGAAACATACAACGAACTATGCAGTATACTAGGAGTATCAAACCCCGAAGAGATAGAAAGCGAGGTATCAAAGTGAGTTCACCAACAGAAAAATTAAATGTATATGCTAACTATTTAGAAGAAGGCGCAACTTTTGCTCCTCAACTTTCGGATGGTGAGCTACTAGACATAGTCATTGAAGCAACGAAAGAAGAACCAAGCGCGGAAGGCTTGCCAACTGACAGAGATATTCTCGTGGCAATCCATGGCGCATTGTATCAACGCTTCAAGAAGGAGTTCAACTATGAGACATTAGACAAGGAGGTATCCAATGCCTAATTGGTGTGAAAATGTATTAAGAATCCAAGGCGACAAAGAATCTTTGCAGAAGTTTCTCTTGTCTTGCAGATGGAAGGGCGCAAAAGGTAGGAGTGAATCCTTTTCTTTCATGCCATTTACCCCAAAAGAATACCAAGAAAAATGGGATTCCGATTGGGCGCGTGAATATTGGGGAACGAAGTGGGACGCAGATACCCACGGCATCTCCATATCGAAAGACGGCAGGCTATGTTACATATCTTTTGACACTGCTTGGTCTCCGCCAATACCAATGATATCAATATGGGAGAGGCTTTATCCAAGCTTATCATTTACTATACGCTACTATGAGGGTGGTATGTGGTTCATGGGAGAAGACGGAGTTGAAGAAGACCTACCAGTGTTGTCAGATAACAACGAAGAACAAGAGGAAGCGCACTCGGTTTATGTTGAGAAGTTTCTTAGCTTTGAGGACATAGACGGAGAGGCTTACAAAACTATGATAAGTATTCCATTAATAGAAGGAGAGAAGCTATGAGGTTAGACGAAATCATTTCAGAAGACCCCGACATCCGCGCAATTGATACTGTCGTTGAGTTCTTATCTCATGACACTACCACGGATGAAGACCTTGCCTTCGAGCCAAGAGCATCACTCGCCAATCACCTTACCAAATTGTTGACGACATTGCGCAAGAGTATTGTTGAAGACCTTTCGGTAGCTCACAGAGATTGGGAGGGTGAGAAGGCTGACCACGATATTAAAGAAGCAAAGATAGAGAGGGCTTATGAATAAAGAAAACCTTTTCATCTCACTAATCATAGTATTTTTAGTGATGTCATACGCTTTGTTATTTTTATATTAGTTAATAGTTGACAGGCAACCACATGTGTCATAGGAATCTACCTATGGCACATTTTTATAACTGCACAAAAATCAAACAACCATTTCTTGAGAAAGAAATTACTACCCCAAGCCAAGCTAAGAAACATAGTGATAAGATATTTCCTAGCATAACCACACTGATTGGTTCAACAATCAAAGACCCCTTCTTGGATTCAATACATAAGCCACGCTCGCTAGTTAAGTTCGCGAGGATGTCGGAGTATGATGACCTAAACTGGAAAGACCTAGAGCAACTGTGCTATGGTCTTGTTGAATCTCCCGAAGGACACATGATTCCAAGCGCTGAGTTTGGGACACAGGTTCACAACTCTTGTGAGAAGTTATTGAACGCAATGAAGTTCGGTGACGATGACTATCCGCCAAGCTTATACGATGAGTATGCCCAACCGTTTATCGATTGGGTTAAGGAAAACAATTACAAAATTGTTGGGACAGAATATCCTATCGCAGATAACCTTATTAAAACCTGTGGCACAATTGATGTTGTGCTAAAAGATGAGACGCGAAATCATATATTCATCTGTGACTACAAGTGCAGAAAGAGTAGACAGTTCTACGACAAGGACTTGTGGCAAATGGCTATTGAGTGCGAGATGATAAGGCGCAGAGGATTAGACTACCTACCTAGTTGTATCTCTGTGTGTATTGACATCAATACTGGCAAGCATCATCACAAGAAGTGGGATGAAGATAAGATGAAGGACGCTATACAAATCGTGAAGTATATCTCTAAACTATATTGGGCAATAAGAATGTAATGAAGAATCCAAACTTAGCATACTACGAAGAACTAATACACGGAGAGGACGCGATACAATTCGACGGACTTGACTACGCCATAGTTGGTACAAGCCACGATGGTTACTATGTGTATGATTACGACAGAATGATTCAGTGTTTCATTGCTGATTCAGATATGAATGAGGACGAAGCCATCGAATGGATTGATTACAATGTCCTTGGCACGAATGCGGGCAAAGGATTTATTATACTTTACTCCAATGAATCAATATGAAATCAAATATAAGCACGGAGACATGTCCAAAGAATATGTGGGCACAACAGTTAAGTGGGCACGAGACGAGAAGCAAGCGATTGGTTTCATATGTTCTAATAAGCCTGATAAACTTATGCGATGTTCTTCAAAGAAAAATGCTTTCCTGCAAATCATCTCTATAAAATGTATATAAGCGCAAACAAAGTTAAGGAGTTCAGAGAACTAAATAAACCCAATGATTGCCCTATACTATGGACGAAGATAAAGAACCCAGTGCTTGACCACGACCACCAGACGGGTGAGGTACGAGGGGTAATAGATAACAACGCAAACAATCTTATAGGTGTTATCGAGAATAAATTTTTCTCATACTGTGCGGGCAACAAGGCAGACTTGCCTGATGTATTGCGCAGAGTAGCCGACTACTTAGATAGACCAAGGACTGGGTACTTGCACCCAGTTGGACTCAATCAATTAGTAAGTAGGTTCAAAAGAAAACATAAGGATGAACAGCTACTCATGTTGTCCCAATTTACTTTTGTTGAGGAAAATGAAATAAAAGCTTGCATTAATACAAAACATAGGGCAAAACTATACCGCACATTACTTAAAACATTTTATGAAACAAAAACTACAAAAGATTCAGAGCGAGTTGAACGCTCCAAAAACTCAGTTCAATAAGTTCGGTAACTTTTATTACCGAAACCACGAAGACCAATGCAACGCATTGAAACCTCTTCTTGAAAAGTATAATACAACTCTCATCGTATCAGATGAGATAAAAGAGATGACAGGAATTATATTCTGTGAATCAACTGTTGCGTTGTACTGCACTGAAACAAATAAATTAGTTGGTGCATCAAAGGCACAAGCTGGGATTGACCCAAAGAAAAAAGGAATGGATATTTCTATGACCTTTGGTTCGGCTTCAAGCTATGCTCGCAAGTATGCAATCAACGGGCTCTTCCTATGTGACGACAACAAGGATGCTGATGCTACCCACAAGTTTGATAGCAAGCCAGTGACCGAAAAGTCTCCACTTGAAACAGAGGAGGAAGAATGGATTTAACAAGAGCCTGCGAGCCACTCATCAAACCCAAGGAAGCTTGCGCAATCTTGGGAGTTAACATGAACTCCTTGAGGAGTTACATTAAAGCAAAAAAGTTTCCCACATATCAGCTATCGAAGAGATGCTTTCGATTCAGAAGGTCAGAGATAGAAGATTTCATTAACAATAATATTAAATAACTATGGAAAAAGAATACGATAATACTAACGGTGGAGCGTTGTTCCCCAATGACAGAAAAGAAAAGGAGTCACACCCTGACTTCAGAGGTAACATAAATATAGAAGGTAAGGATTACTGGATTAAAGGATGGAAGAAGAGTTCCAAGTCAGGAATGAAGTTCATGTCCCTCTCAGTAACCCCGAAGGAAGCAACAAAGCCTGCGCCTGCCTCTAATGAGGAAGACCCATTCTAATGAAGGCGCCAACCCACACATCTGCTTTACCCGACACCTCAGGATACTATGACAAAGCTTGGTATGATGAGTACAGAGAAGAAGTAGTCAGGAATCTTTTAGCGGTAACAGCGAAGAAGAACAATGACTATACCACTGGCACAACTAACACTAATCCATTCGCAAACTTTGACAGAGCCAAAGACTTTGGGGTTGACCCTCTTATTGGGCTTTGCATTAGGATGCAGGATAAGTTTCAGAGAGCCATGACATTCGCAAAAGATGGCAAGCTTGAGGTTACGGAAGGCAATGACCAAGTCGAAGATATATTCTTTGACATCATGGGCTATTGCTTGCTCGCTCAAGGTATGCTCGAAAGAGATAAGCAAGTTAAGAGGCATATCTTTTAAATAATAATAAGCAAATGCTAGGTTGACATCATCGTCAGCCTAGCATTTTTTCATATGAACACCGCACTACAAACTCAAACTAAAAACTTATATGGAGATACCGCACAACAAGGATGCCGAGGAAGCTGTACTAGCTTGTTGCATCAACGGAGGAGACACTAATATATTTGAAACATCACAACCACTACTGAGCTCAAAGGACTTTTACTTTGAAGACCACCTGCTAGTATGGGAATCAATGTGTGAGCTTTCGAGTGAGTCAACCACCATTGACTTAATCACAGTAACCGAAAGAGTTACTTCCAAGAACCCAAACATGAGGCTCACGACGATGGAGATATCCGATAAGGTTCATACCTCTGTGGGTTTGATGAACTACATTGATATCATACTAAAGAAGTCTCAGCTTCGGGCAATGCGCAGAGAGTACATGACTGCACTCGACAAGATTAAAGAAGACAAAGACCCACAGGTAATACAAGATGACATAACCAGAGAGCTCGACGGGTTCAAGCCAAGAGAGAAGGAGGTTACGCATATCAAAAACTCTTTGGATGTAATCAAAGATGAGTTCGAAGCAATGGCTAGGGGAGATTTCAAACACGAATATATAATGACCCACATACCTCACTTGGATGAGAAGATAAAGCTTGAGTTAGGCTGTGTGTTTACGATTGCCGCACCGACAAGTGTGGGTAAATCAGCACTGAGTATGAACATAGCGATGCGCAGTTGTTCTAAGGACAAAACACCGACCTTGGTATTCAGCCTTGAGATGCCACAGAAACAGCTTACGAAGCGTATGATAGGGGCTATGTCCAAATCAAATACAAAACAGATTGAAGAGGCAGTAGCGTCCCATAAAACCATAGATAAGGTGAACAATGCAATCGACAAATTAAATGTTATGCCATTGCACACGATTCATACAGTAAAAAGCATCAATCAAATTGCCAGCGATGTGCGCAGATACAAGAAAGCGAAGGGCATAAAGCTAGTGGTCATTGATTACTTGCAACTAATACCGTTTGACGCAGGCAGAATGGGTAAGGCAGACGGCATTGCTATGATTTCACAGAAGATAAAACAGATAGCACTAGAGAATGATGTGGCTATCATACTGTTATCTCAGCTCAACCGTGAGGGAGCGCGGTCAGACCGACCGGATTTGTATCACCTCAAGGATAGTGGTAGTATCGAGAACGATGCCGACATCGTTTTGATTATGAATTGTAAGAACAATGACCCCGAGTCTGCTAAGTTCACGGATGATTACGGTACTTATATGCACATCAACTATGTGATAGGGAAGAACAGAGAGGGAGAGCGCGGGGTTCGCGGTTTCTTTAAGTTCTATTCTTCTTATGGAATTTTTTATTAACCCTCAATAATTATGGACGCAATACAATTAAAAGAAAATACTGTCGAAAGACTTCAGACTAGAATAGATATGATTCGAGATGAGTCTCGCACCTTGTCGCATCGTATAGCAATCATGGGCAATAGGCGCAAGGAGTTGCAAGAAGAAAAGAAAAAACTTAAAGGTTTACTTCTTGAACTTGAGTCATAGTATATAATTAATTTTAAGGTAAGTGTTAGCAGTAATGCGCACAAAGGGCGTCATAGTCCTTAGTTGAATCCTTAAATGTGTGGTAAAGCCCTGCTTGGTTTTTTATATTTTCCAAGTGGGGCTTTATATTTTACCACACTAGATGTCTAAAAACTCTCGTGATATACGAGTGGGTCTTGGTTCTATTTCTTCAAAGAGTCCCAAGAATCCTTCTTCTTTCTTTTGCATTCTTCTCTTCATGAAGTAACGCTCTCTCTCTCTCTTGAAGTCACGAAGTTCTGGCACTACATAATGCAAGGTATCGTACAACGGTAACTGTTTAAGGATACCTGATTCAAAAATCTTTTCTGGTGCTGAACCTTCTTTCTCAAACATCGCAGTCATCTTGTCACCTGTATCAATTACGGCAGCCAACGGAGCGGGTAGCGCGAAGTTCATTACAGCAGTACCATATCCTTCGTTCCGTCCTTTGTACAACAAGTATTTATTTATACCAGCTACACGAACCATTGAGTTAAAGGTATAGTCAGAAATATATCCTACGCGTCCTGAGATAATATCTTTAACGAAATCAACTGGGATGCCTAGTAGTACGAAGTAACCCATGAGTATAAGTAAACTCAGCATACCCTCACGAAGTTCGTCAACACCTTCCTTGCCTCCAGTCTTCACGGCTTTGTTTAGACCCCTAGCTATTTTATTGAACGCTAGATTGCGAGCAGTATTTACCTGAACAATCATAAATGATTTCATTGTATACCACATACGCATATTCGGGTCTTGCCTCACAGCCAATGGCATACGAAGCTCAGACAACGGTTGGTTCTGGAATAGCTTAGCTACGAGCGTGCTCTTAATTAAATCTTGTTGCCTTTGATTTCTGTTCCGTGGCTCAGTTCTTAACGCAACCAAGAGTTCCATTGGTTCGTTCGGGTTAGTTACTTGTGGGCTAAGGAATCTGTTTATCTCTGCTAAGAACTTTCTTTGCTTGTTGTTAAACCTTCCTTCAAATTCTTTTTTGATAGAGCCATCTGGGTTAATGTAAGATAAGTTTAGACCCTTAGATATATTCATGTACCTCCTATAGTTTGCATCCATAGTAGTGTTCTTCATGATTTGGTCTAGCTTGCGGAAACCTGTTAGCTTCAATCCCCGTGAAGTTATCTTCATTAGTGCCGCATCTTTATCGCCACCAAAGTTCTCCTCAATCATCCTGTTTTGGTCTAGGTAATCTCCTACATTGAACTCCCTATTACCAATCATCGAACGAAGTGTTGGCAAGAACCCGTTGTCGTACATGATGAAAGGCAAATCATACAACTGAGACATTGTAGATGTAACCTCAACAAGTAAACTAAAGTAACTGAACTGACGCATCCATGCAAACAGTTGAGCTTCTTGCGCGCCCTTAGACATGATTGCCTTATATATTTGTGGCAAGTATTCTCTAAACTTTTGTTGGGATTCTAAATCTGGATTCTCTCTCATTAATTTAGCAACCAATCTGCCTAGTTCTGACGTAGGGTCATAATCAACTGTGATTCTATCTTTGCTCGGAGAGTTTGCCTCTGGCTTATTTAACCCAGCAAAATTAGCTGTCTCAATAGTAGTAGTCATTTGTATGATATACTTATTGAATGCTTTCACTGGGTCTAAATAAAATTGTACATCTTCCTCTGATAGCTTTTCGATGACACGGCTCTCTTGAAAGTTAGAGCGACCCTTGCCCTTATACTTGGGGTCATTAAATAGTTTTTGGATAAACTGTACCTCTTGGATAGAACCTTCCTCGATGGGAGGTTGCGGTGTGGGTAACATTATTGGAACAATCTCAATCTCTTGTTCTGTTACACCTAGCTCAGCAGCCCTCCTTGCTCTACCTGTTGAGGCAGCAGATAGCCTACCAAATGTACCGATGTCTTCACCATTTAATTTAAGTACAAACCGCTTTGACTTTAGATTTGCCCTACGTTTGTTCTCTGCGTCTATCTCTCCCAAGAATGTGCTTCTGTCTATGCCCGCATACTTCTTGAGGAATCCATCTCTGCCGTCTGCGTTTAGATAACGAGGAAAGTATTGCTCAAGGAAACCGATATCAATACCAGTATCCAGTGCATCATTCATTACATTATCCAGTACCTTACGAACAGCTAGGTACTCATTGTACATACCGTATTGTTTGAGTAACGCATTGCGCTCTTCGATGAAACCAGTTTGTTCATCTGCCTTATACCTAGAGTCAGTAGCCTTTGGGCTAAATGAAATCAATGCCCATAGCTTAATGTAATCAGCTTCGTTAGACTTCTTTAGTTCGTTGAACTTATTAGCAAATGGTTTTGCCATCCTGTGTCTAGTGAGAATCTTCTCGTCCTTGGTCTGTAAATACTTATGAAAAGCTTTTTCTAAATCAGGATGTATGTTAGCCAACAGTTGTCCTACTGGAATTAAATACTTGGATGCAAAGCTCATCCCTTTCGGGCTATCTTCCTTGGGTAGGGGTTCGCTCTTTGGTTTTTCTTGTGACTCAAGAGCATTTTGTTGGTCTATAAATTCTTGCGAATCCTGAGTGTAATCATTTACATTATCGGATAGAGTACCAGTGTTAGGAGATATTCTCGAGCGAACTAAATCAATTAGCTTTTGGTCAACTGGTCTAGCCTTGGGGTCCATTTGTGCTAAAAGGTTTACTGAATCAATAAACAATGTAGCAACATCTGGGTTCTTTAATATATCTGCCTTAAAGAAATTTGATATGTATCGTTGTACATCTTGTACAAGTAGTGCGACTTTCTGGAAAGCCGTACCATTTTTTAAAATTGCTTTTCGCCTTGTGCTTTCTTCACTAGGAGTACCGTATGAAAATTCTTCTAACACTGCCCTAAAGAACTCAGCCCCTCTTCCGTGATGTTGACCATGATTATATTGATAACCTTTACCGCCATACAATTCGTCCATTAACTCTCTTTGGGAAGGAGTTAAAGATTTGCTAATGTCTTCGTATAAGTTAGAAATATTTTTACCTTTTTTATTAGCGGCAACTCTAGCTAATGCGTGCATTAATTCATGGCGAACTGTCTTAATTATTGAAGCAGTTCCTCCGCCCTCTTTCAGCAACATATCTACATAGAATACAATAGTATGGTCATCGTCCGAAAGCACCTCGTCCCTAGAAAACACTTTAGCATACGCGTCAGGAACCTGTGCATACGCATAATACGCAACGCTACTATTACCCTCTGGTGCTTTGGTTATAAATTTTACCCTTAGTTTAGTTCCGCCCAAAGCAAGTAACGGTGACTTAAATACTCTATCAAACTTATCTTTAATAAACTTTATAACACCGGCTTCCTCTATGTCTTTTTCTATATCGCTTTCTTCGGGTATTGGGTCAAGAGTTTGACCAACATCTATATCTGGTCTCTCACGCAATTTAGGTAATCTTCGTGCGCCCTTACCAAAATTAGTATAATCTGTTTTATCGAAAAGACCTTTTAAATAAAAAACAGCCCCACCGGATATTATAATTCTTTTACCAGTTGCGTCAGCGTATTCTTCTATAAAGTTTAGAACATCTTCTCTATCAAACTTTGAAGCAGTAGAAGAGGATTTGTTAATTTTTATTTCAGAATCATTCTCTTGTATCGCAAAACCTTTTAGTGTTTTAAACTTTTTTTTGATTTGTTCCTTTATAGGTGTGCTTGTATCTACCTCTGGCTCTGCCTCTGGCTCTGCCTCTGGTGTAGTAGGTTCTGGTGCGGGCGGGTCTACTGGGTCTGGCTCAGCTGGCTCTGGTGTAGTGGGTTCTGGCTCTGGCTCAGTTGGAGCTGGTTCTGGTTCTGGCTCTGGCTTGCCCTTGAGTTCTACAACTGGGTCTCCATCTCTAGAGATATCATCCGCGTATAGTTCCCTGAACTTTGCCTCTGCTTCTTCTTGGCTACTAGCGACAACTTCTGTTGTAGTCTGTTGACCTGTTTCTTTAGATGTATAGGTAGCGGTATAAGTCTCGCCCTTTGTTTGTTCTATCTCCTTGCCTTTCTTCTTAGGCTTCTTCGGTGTATCTTTTGCCTCACCCTCTCTCTGGAGTCTAGCCTTTCTTTTCTTGGCTGCCCTCAAGGCAAACACATCAGCCATAGCATTTCGCACTCCACTGATAAACAATGGGTCTTCGCTCTTTGCATTGTCCTTAGCGTATTGTTCTCTCTCCTTGATTGCTTGGTCTAACTCTGCATCAGAAAGCTCATCAAGTTTTTTGTTAGTATCAACAGCGGTTTCTGTTTCTACCTGTAAAGCATATTCGGGATTACGAACATTGTATTCAACCAAGTCCCCTTCTCCTAGTATTTCAAGAGAGCCATCACTTCTTTCTACCTCAATCTTCTGGTCTTGCCCAAAGTTTTTAACTTTTACTGTCTCTAGGTTTCCGTTTATATCAAATACTGTTATCTCTGGCTCTGGGTCTCCGTCGAGTATTGCTCTAGCAATTTTCTCTCTGTCTACACTGGGCATTACTTCAAGGATTCTGTCTCTTTCGTCTTCTAGTCTTTGCTGACCCTCTGCTGTAATCTCCTTGCCTTGTAGTATTCTTCCGGAATCTCCGATGCCTGATGCGATACCACCGACTAATCCACCAACCGTAAACTCCATGACTCTTCGACCAAGCGCATCACCCGTGATAAACTTTCTGTCATCATCATATAGGTTCTTAGCCATGATGTCTAGGGTCATACCATCACCAATGGACTCCTGTAGACCCTCAGCTCCACCTCTCTTGAGTGCATTCATAGATGCTTGCCCGAGTGCGTGTTTAAATAATGGTTCAGAGACTGACTTGCCCATCCTTGCTTTTTGAATAACTGCCTTAAAGGCATTAGGCATACCAGCAACGTACTTAAATACTGTAGCATCAAGCACACCTGTTATCGCACCATATCCAAGACTACCTGCCGTGACTTTGTTCTTCTCATCAGCAGACATCTCAGTGATGTTTTTGCCCATAGTTCTTTCTGCGTCATCAATGAACTCCATCTGTCTGTTCATTGTTGCCATAGTATACAAAGAAGTACCTGCCGCAATAGCACCACCAACTGGACTACCAAGGGCTGTGCCTGCTGCACCCATACCAATAGTTGTAGCAGCGTATGCTCCCATCTGACCAAGACCTCTGGCAACTTGGCTAATCAATACCTCTGCAGTACCCTGTGGCTGTGATATCTGTTCTGGTGCTAGGTTTTCAAAGAAGTCTCCTACATTCTGGGCATGAGCAATAGCCTTGTTCTCTACCTCTACTCGCTCATCGTTGCGTTCCTTGTAGTCTTCGTAGGACATTGTTCCAGCCTTGTCGCTGTTGATGAACTGCTCCTCTGTCATTGTCTCAGAGGCAATCATAGAAGATAAATTAAACGCAATACCCTCCGCAGTCTTGCTACCAGTCTCGGCAAATCCAAGTAATGCCTCTCTGAATATAGTACCAAATATATTGTTACGCTTTTCTTGAGGGCGAAACCTTCTTGCATACACAGGAGATTCGTTGAGTACATCGTACACAACCTTAGCATCATCCATGCCTTGGTATTTAGGGTCTTTAGCTTTTACCCTTTGGGCAAATGATTGTACTGTTTCTTGCATTATAATAAATTATTCAGAGAAAAAGCCTCTGGGGTCTAAACCTAATTTAAGAAATTCTTCTGCGCCTTCTACCTCAAGTATTTGGTCTACATCTCCCATATTAATCTGTTCGTCTTTCCCTCCTTTGATTCTTCTAAATAATTTATTATCTTTGATTTTGTACAAGTCCTTCAATGACTCTGAGTCCACTGACTTAACAAATGCGTCAATCTTCTTTGGGTCATACAGTTCATCATCATCGTCACCATCAAGGCTAGATAAGAGCGCCTGTCCGTACAATGCTTTAGAAGCATCTCTACCAAACATTTTAAATATAGTATCTGCTCCAATTTTAAAGTCCTCGTCTGTTGGTTGAGTGACAACTAACTGCCCGTCTTCTCCTACGCTAGGAGTACCGGTGATTCCCAGTGTGGATGCAAACTCTGGATTGTTTTTTAGTAATCCCTGAAGACCTGCCTTAACTGCTTTGTCATCTTTCTTTGCTTTGAACTCACCTATGGCTTCTCCCACTCGATTGCCTAAGTCTGCTATAGCTTGGCTTTGTATTGCAGAGGCATTGGTCATGCCTTGAGCATAGCCACCGTAATTCAATAACCTTGGGTCTACTTGTGTTCCTGTTTTAAATGCCATAATATTATCCTAATCCTATTATTGCCCCTGCTATGCTTCCAAGCCCTGATGATAACCCCGCGCCTCGTGTAGCGTTAGCTTGAGCCTGTGCTCCCTGTAGCGTCATGTCCTGTGAGCGTTGTTGCATTGCTAAATTAATTCCTACATTTGGGTCAAACAATTGTGGACCAGTTGGCTGAGCAGCTAAGCCCGCTGCTTGTCCATATAGGTTAGCTCCCATAGCTGTCTGCTGGGTAGTTCTACCAAACAAGAACTGAGATGGGTCTCCGCCCAAAGCTCTTGATTGCTGGAATCCCATTTGACCAGCTTGCCGTGCCTCTGCTCGAAGTTGAGCCCTTGATGCTTCTCTTCCAAGTAATTCTTGGGCTAATGTCCCTGAGTCACCTACCCTGCCACGAGATACACCAGCCATTCTAGCGGCTTGTTCTGCTTCTCTGGCTCTTTCTGGGGATAGTTGACCCTCGGATTCTGCATATAGGGTCTGCGCTTGCTGTGATTGCAAGTCAGCTAGCTTAGTAGATTCGGGGTCAGCTGCCCTCAACGCTGCTGTAACATCACCACCTAGCTCACCAAGTAATGCGGTCTCCCTCCTCTTTGCATCTTCTTCAAAATCTATGGCTTTCTCACCTGCCCTTTGTTGCAAGTCAATTAGACCAGCTTGGTCTTCAGTTCCAAATAATCCAGCCTCTTGGTCAGCTAACTCTAGTGCAGTATACTGTGGTCTAAACTCAGCCTCTGCGTCTAGTAATCTTTGTTGTAACCTCTTGTCCGTAATGCCCTCAAAGCTCCCCTTGAAGTCCTTGCCGAATAAGTATTCACCCATTGATTCAGCTGGGTCAATTTGGTCTGGTTGTTTTATAACTGTTTTGCTGCCTCCCATAATTATTTCTTAAGTATTTTTGTAAAATATTTTCTAGATATATCTAAACGCCTTGGGTATCCGCCTCGTTCTCTCATTGCTACTAGCTTCTTTGTTAACATATCTGGTTCTTTGTCCATGAAATCGTGTATCAATTCCTTCATCACATCGTTACTTTCAGCGAAAAGAAATGCCATAAATATTGTATCTCCGTTTTTTCTATCTTCCTCCCAATTTTCTATAAATGAAAAATCATCAGTATAATTACAATTATACCACATATGAACACCCACAACTTCTTCTCCATCACGGATAACGGATATTGTTTTTTTAAAGTAATGATAAGCAACCATTGTAGAGATGGTATCTTCGCCCATTCCTCCGAATACTTTGCCGTTTTCTTTCCTTATACAATAACCCACAATGCTTTTAATCTCCTTAGGTGTCCCATTTATTTCTAACCATTTCCTTATATAACCAGCTTGCATTAAACAGTAAGTGTAGTAGGCGCAGATATGTTAACCGCACTGTTTGGAGTTACATTTCCAGCACTATCAGCATTTAAATATTGTATTATAGAACCCCCTTTACTAGTTGCGCCCAAGGCATCTTGACCATTATTTACTCTAATTCTAAACCATTTGTGACCTGAATTAAAATTATTTGTAGGAGCTTGTGGTTGCGCACCCCCAGAGTTATCACTTCTAACACATCCTGTAAGAACACCAGCGGCACTAAATGTTAGTGTGTAAGTTGCATACCCACCACTACTGCTATCACTAGCCGCGGTTATTTTAACTGCTTGAGTTTCGCTACTAAAGTTTCCGTCCGCAGAACTCATGACACTTATTAAATCTGTTGCTGACCCAACATCTTCATTCCAAAATGCCCTTATTACTAAAGATGTTATAAAACCAGTGCCTGCCCTAAACCTAGTAGAAAATACAACAGGCATAGTTCCATCTGTGCTTGTGTAAGCTTGCGGAGAATTATCAGTAACATCTCTTACCCCATAAGAACTCTTATTGTTACTATCATTGTTGTATTTCCAGTTGCACTGTATATCTCTAGTTTCAGTGCCAGTAGTCCCATACATTTCTGTAATTTTTATTCTGCCACTAGTAGGAACATTTGTGTTTACTATATTGTTTGCAACAAGAGAGCCACCTTTATACAGGTTAGACATCTTTTTTGCATTAGCCCCAAACTCAGTGACGAGTTCAGACATCTTGATTCTTCCGCTAGTAGGTACAGCCATTATTTTACTCCATGACTGTGACTCTTAGCCTCTAAGGTTTCTACCTTTTGACTAAGTTCTTTTATTGACTGAAGCAATAGCGGAACAATCCTAGAGTAATCTACCTTTAGATATCCATCGTATCTTTCCTTTACTGCGCTAGGTATTACCTTTTGCACCTCTTGTGCTATAACACCTATATCGTCACCATTGTATGTAGCACAGTCTTTCCACTTGAATGTATTGCCACTAAGTTGATTTACTTTATCTGTGGCATTTTCTATTGGCTTTATATCTTCTTTTAATCTTTCGTCAGAAGATACTGATGCCGCTACATCTCCGTCTGCTGATATGTCTCCCGTAGCATAAATGTCATTAGTAACCTTAATCCCCGCTTGACTAGCATTTCCTGCGGCATCTTTTGCTACATCTTCTCCTGCTTGAAGTCTTGTTGTAGAATCAGTGGTTAATTTAATTTCAGCCCCTGATTGATTTGCTTTTAACTCTAAGTTACCATCAGTGCTATTTCCGTTTACTTCGGGTGAAGTTCCACCGTTGCCCGTATCATCCAATATTACTATTGGGGCAGAACCCGTTAGGGTCATAGTTGCTGTACTGTCTCCAATGAAATCTATTTTTTCCTTAGTAACGCCAGCGTCTTTTACGCTTAGTACCCCTGAGGCGCTTACCGCAACAGTGCTGTCGTCTACGGAGCCAGTCGATATTTTAGCGTTGTTAATTGCTGCGTTTAAGGTAGTTGCAGTTACTTGGTTTCCTGTTGCGAATTCATTTCCTGTTACGAAATTTGCCATTATGTTGCTGAGTTAGTTGATTTAAATGCCGATGTTGCGGCTGTCTTTATGTTTCTAATTCTAAAATTTCCGAATGAAGATTTGTTTGAAAGTTTTAATTGAGCTCCATATGCTCTCATATTCCCTATTCTACCACGGATGGCAACATCTTCTGGTGGAGTCTGTGCTTGAATTTGTTGTCCTCCGAGATAATCACTTGCTTGACCAAGGTCAGATTTCTGTGTCCCTAAGTCTGTGTCAATGTTTTCTGTTTCAATCTCAATGAAAAAATCTGCCCCAGCAATCTCGTTGCCTTCAGCCGTTATGTCAAAGCTATTGTACTTCTTTCTTCCAATGTCTCCGTATGTGTACATTCTTGTTTTTAAAAATCCATCTATATAGTAAGTGCTAGGTGAGGTGCTACCTATCGTAGATAGCACGCTATCAAACCCAGTCCTCGATAAGGTGGAGAAATTTTCATCACTAGACGCAATCAAATGTATTCCTCCGCTTTGGTTAATGCAATAAACGCCTCTAGCATTACCGAGACCTGCTATAATTAAGTTAGTGTACTCAAATGTGGGAGTTGATTTAATTGTATCTATGGACTCCCACTGGTTGTTTATAAAGTTGTATATTAATATAGCATTGTTAATGCCCTTGTCATTCTGGCTTCCATCTGGGTTTGTCTTCAACGGAACAGCTATATAGTACCTATTACCAAAGTATACCGCAGTTGCGTTCTTAGCAAACCTTTGGTCAATTTGGTCTATAGTTGCTTGAATCGGTTCTGATATAGGCGTTTGAGTCCCACGCAAATTGTATTCATCAAAGAACTCTAGAGAATACACACCATTATCTGATAAGAAAAATACATTCTTTCCAACTTGCACTATTGATTTTCTAGCTAACGCACCAATCTCATTGGTCAACACTTGAGTCGTAGCTTGGTTGGGGTTAACGGTATTGCTTACTCTATAGATACTGTTTTTGTTAAATATTAATATAGAGTCCTCGGTAAACGAAACAATCCCTACGGTAAAATCACTAGCTCCTGCATTGAATCTAAATGAACCAAAGATTTTATCATAAGTGTTGCTGTCTAAGATGTCTGAAACAATTACCTCATCAAATACTTTTCTTGATGAAACTGATGCACTTCCAGAGCTTCCGGTTTGGTCAAACTGATACGGCACTACTAGCCTTCTTTGGTGTAAAATGCCAAACGATGGGCAAGGCATATGTATATAACCTAATCCTTGTGAAACTCTTCTTTGAAATGAAGGAGTAGAGTTTCTTACCTGTGCTTGTGTTCTAATAGATTGTTTTTGGTCTTCTTGTACCAAAAACGAAAAGCCCGCTGCTGGTTGTACTGTTCCGGTTACATCAGACGCTGTAAAAGTAGTATTAACTTCTACTTCAAATTCATCCGCAGAATTTACTTTAGCTACAACTTGATTTCCAGTTAGTGCAGCATCTAAGTCTTTAAATTCTATTGGTTGATTTACTTTTAGTCCGTGTCCACTACAAGCTATTGTTATTGTTGTCTCGTTAACCGTAACTCCAGTAACATTTACAGTAGTAGAACTAGCTTCAAATACTTCCTTGACCGTAAACCTAGCTCTTTCTGTTCGTTCAGCAATAAAATTAACTTGGTCACTTCCAACTGTTTTAAATAAACCAGAAAGATTATTTGGACTATCCACGCAAGTTATGCGTTGTCCTACACTAACATCAGCGCTATTAACAACTGTAAAAATTCCATCTATAAAAGCGTTGTCTTTCGCAGCTGTTGATATTACTTGTGGTTGTGAATAATCGCCATTAGAACACAGCGATAAGGCTGGCTCATCCGAGATGTTGTTTGCGGATAAATCTACCTCTAAAGCAACAGCTCCTTTTCTGAATATAATTAACTTATTAAAAGCCTGAATCATATTTGATTCAGCCGATATAGTTGCTCCAGCAGGATAAAGCATAGTAAAAGTTACGCTTGGGTTTGATACCTTGTAAGCAATTGCTTTAATATTAGTAGCAATAATAATATAGCTCTCGTTGTCCGCTGAGTTAGGGTCAGAAAAGCTACACGCACCATAGACTTCGTTGACCGCATTGTCGTTTAATATTGGATACTTAACGGTTACTGCTGTGTCGGCACTTGAGCCACTAAATCCTCCGGCAACCGTCAAGGTGTTGGTTGCTGTCTTGGTATAAGGTTGGTCTCCATCTGGGTCAGGGTTTATGCCCTCTACATTAGATAGATTTATTGTTCCGCTGTCGGCATATAAACTCCCTGTAATATTAGTAATAACTAGGTTGTTGCTGTTGGAGTCAGGGGCAGCTATGCTTGCGTTAGTGTCGTCAGCCGCTAAGGTAAACGGAAGAATTAATGCAGACACACCAGTTGCAATTGGTGCACCAATAGCATCTACCCCATTCCTTAATTGCCATTGCCCGTTTCTTTCTAGCCTACCATTATTACATTCAGCAAGTACCCCAGCGCTTAATTGGTCTGGGCGCAAACGATTGTTAAACCCAGTAAAACCTAGGTCTATGTCTTCAAGAACTCTATCGTCCTGCGGTCCGTACTTGTCGTATCTAGGCATTATTTATTTTTACGAGGGTCTTCTTTCCTCCAAGCAGCTAGAGCCTTGTCTAATTTAGCTTGGTTCTTTTTTCTAATTTCACTGCCCAATGCACCCATTTGATTATTGAACATAGTCTTAGTGGTTGGCTTTCTAGCCTTCCAAGCGTTTACT